GCACGGCGTTGCCCACGTGCTCGGCGAACCGGGCGTTGCCGTCGTGCGACAGAGCGCCGGTGGTGATCGCCGTGGCGTAGGCCACCAGGGCGTTGGCCATCGGCCGCTGGCGCGTCGTCCACCAGGCGAGCACCCGTTCCTCGCCGTAGCGGCCGGCCCACTCGCTCACCTGGCTCTCCCAGTAGGGCGGGTCGGCGTACAGGCGCCACACGTCCCAGGTGGCGAACGCGCCGGCCAGCGCCGCGTCCACCTCGTGCGCCGGCACTTCCCAGGTGTCGAGCCCCTCGGGCCGCTGCCAGATCCCCAGTACCCACTGGAAGCCGCTGGTGACGTGGGTGGCGATCAGGGCCGTGGCGTCGCGGAAGCGCGAGCCATCGAAGCCCAGCACGATCACCTCGCCGTCGGGCACCACGTGCCCCGGCCTGGCCAATTGCTTCCACCGCTCGGCGTCGAACGCGCGCTCGGTGCTGCGCACCAGGCGGTTCAACCACACCCGTTCCAGGTAGGTCCGGTCGGCGGTGGGGTCGTTCCACTGCGCGCAGATCGACTCGATGTCCGACCATTCAGCCACCGGCCCGCTGGCCTCCAGCACGGCGGCGCGCACGCCTTCCGGGGTGGCGAGGTCGTGCCCCTCAGACGCTTCCCGATGGAAGAAGAAGAGGCGGCTGTCGGGGATCACCCCGGACGCCACCTGTCGGGCGTAGTCCATCGTCGCCTCGGCCACGCTGCCCTCTCCCGGCGCCGGCGCGGTGGTGGTCTCCAGGCTCCAGGCGTCGGCCAGCTTGCGCTTGGGGAGGTTCGCCAGCATCGTCCGGTGCGCCTCGCGGAGCCGCGGCAGCGTGAAGCGGTGCGTCTCGTCGAACCCTTCCCAGGTCGTCCGGGCGCCATCACGGGCGTCCGGGGCCGTGGCCAGGGAGACCGCGCGGCCATCGCCGGCCCGGCGAATGATTCGGGTCAGGCCAATGTCGAAGTCGTCGGCCAGCGGCCCTTCGGAGAGGATGGCGTACAGCGCGCCGTAGGCCAGTTCGTCCGACTGCTCTTCCGTGTACGCGCACAAAATGACGAAGGGATCGGCGACGCCCACCCCCACCGGCTCGCCCCGTGCGTCGAAGCCGTCGCAGCGTACCGGCGCATCGGGGTGCAGCTCGGCCGCGGCGATCCACGCCATCAGCTCACTCTTGGCGGTGCCTTTGCGCAGCGAGATGGCCACCCGCTTGAACCGCCGCCGGCCGGCCTGCTCGTGGCCCGGCGGATAGACCTCGTAGGCACGGTACAGCAGGCCCCGCTTCTCGTCGTCGAGGCGGGCCGGCTGCCCGCGCAGGTCGCCCGGCCCATGGATCAGGTACTCCTCCATCCATTGGCACACCTGCGGGCCGAGCGTTGGCCAGGGCGCCTCGTCGAGCGAGGGCACCACCAGGACGGTCACGAGACCACCTGCAAGAAGCGCCGCGGGTCGCCGGCCGGCGGTTTCCGGGTGGCGGCGCCGCCGGCGCCGCGCCTGGACGCCTCCACCCGCGAGACCTCCCATTCCAATCGGCGGCGGTCCAGCGGGCTGAGGCCGTAGCACTGCCCTTGCAGCCGGATCTCGACGGCGAGCTGCACCGACGGCTTGCGCCAGAAGGCGTTGACCAACTCGGCGAGCAGATAGAGGCGGTGCAGATCGGCTTGCAGGTACTCACCGGCCATCGGCGAGGCCCAGATGTCGGCCCACCACGCCTCGGTGAGCGCGTGCCACTTGCGGCGGCCCCGTTTGGGCAGCGGCGGTGGGCCTTCGGGCGCCGCCGCCGGCCCCGGCCCCTGCTCGGTCAGCGTCGCGCCGCCCGCCTGATGGTTGCGCCGCTGCCGGGGCGCGGCGGGTTTGGGCGGCGGGCCAAGGCCGGCCATCTACGCTATCCTCCCAACGGGACTGGTCCCGGCGTGCAGGAAACGGCACAGGACACGGCAGAGGAGGTGCCCATGCAAGAAGCCCAGCGGCCCAGCGTCGGCCGGATCGTCCATTACGTGCTCCCCGACGGCCCGAGTGCGGGCGCGCACCGGCCGGCCATCATCGTGCGCGTCTGGTCGGCGCAGTGCGTGCAGTTGCAGGTGTTCACCGACGGCAGCAACGATGGACCGGGCTACAAAAGCGGTCTGGTGTGGCGCACGTCGGTCCTGCTCGGCCTCGACGAAAACACCTGGCACTGGCCGGAGTTCGTCGGACCTGGAGTCGCGCCGGCAGGAGCGCCAGCCATGGCCACCATGGCCACCATGGCCACGACCCGCTGACCGGGCGCCGGAATGGGCCACAACTGGGCCATTTGGGGCCACGGGTCCAAGTCCCACGCCCGTACACCCAAAAAACAGCCTGGCGCGTGGGTCAGCCGGCACGCGGCGTGAAGTTTGCGGCCCCCTTCCCCTTCCCGGCCTCATCGCGCTCACAGCGCCAACCTCAGTTGCCCGCCATCGCGAGCGCCCTTCTTGCTGTTGCAGCCGAAGTGGGCACACTGCACGTTGGCGTAGGTGTGGGCACCCCCCTTCGCCAGGGGCACAATATGATCGACCGATGGCGACCGTGGGTGCGGCGCCTGCTTGGTGCGATCGACCAATTCACCGCACAAACGGCAGCGCCAGCCGTCTCGCTCAAAGACGGCACGCGCGTTCACGTGCTGATGGCCGGGCGCAGCAAGGAAGGGATAGCGCCGAGCGTAGTAGGCCCGCTTCATCGCCCGCTGCCTCGGGCTCAAGATGGCATGGACGTCCTTCCACGCGAAGGCGCACGCCCGGCTACAGAACCGCCTGGCGTCGCTCTGACGCGGCCGCGTAAAGACACGCGCGCAGTGTTCGCAGGTGTAGGGAGTGGCCTGGTTCTGTGGGCGTTCGCTGGACGCACAGACCACTGAGCAGTACCGTTGCGTGCTCGTCGCATTCCGCACCGTGAACACTGCGCCGCAGCGGATGCATTGCCGGTGTCTGCTGGCGTCTCGTGCCGCCCGCGCTGCCCCCCGCTCGGCCTGGTACTCCGGGCGCCGCTGCGCCTGGATCGCTTTGGCCCGACACGGCGCAGAGCAATAGAGCCTGGGCCGGCCCCGTGCCTGCTCCTGAACAAAGGTCGCCCCACATGCCTGGCAGACGCGCTGTATCACAGTGGTAGTATAACCTAGACTACTACTACAGGAGCGACGCGCATGCCAAGTACCAAGCCCCTGCTGCACATCGTGATGGCGCAGGAGTTGATTGACCGCATTGACGACTTCCGCTTTGCCCATCGCTACCCATCCAGGGCGGCGGCAATCAAGGCGTTGATCGAGGCCGGGTTGCAGGCGTACGCCAAGGGCTAGGCTCATGCCGTTCGCCCGCCCTTCTTGCTATTGCACCGCCGGCACAGCACGCGCACATTCGCCGGCGTACACGGCCCCCCCTGGATCAGCGGCATGATGTGGTCCCCGGTCAGGGGGTTGTCGGGCGACCCTGGGTGCAGGCAGCCGCTGCACCACGGCTGCGCCGCCAGGGCCTGGGTGACGACGCGCTGCCACGCTGCCCCATAGCCACGCTGCGCCGTGCTGCCCCGCTGCTGCCCACGCTGGGCGCGCGCCTGGTCCCGACGAGCGGTGCAGGGTGGGCAGCGGCTGGCCCCACGCACCAGGGTAGGGCAGTCGAGGCAGGGGCGCAGGGTCGAGCGACCCGTCATGCACGGCGCCCTCCAGACGCCAGACGCAAGGGCCGGCCCTGTGGTCAGTAGCCGCGAAGTGCCCGGCCGGGTGCCCAGAGACGGGGGTACCCTGGGGCACCCGGCCAGTACGCCCTAAGCATACGCCGTCAGCCGTCCCGTGGCATGATGGGTTCCTCATGCCCCGCTCGGTGGCACCTCCCTGCGGGACTGGTCCCCCAGCCGGCGGGTTTCGCACGACACGGTGAGCCGCTCGACGCCCCATTCCCAGTCGGTGAACGGCAGCTCGGCCACGATGCGCAGCACGCCATGCCCCGTCAGATGCAGATCGCCAATCGTGCCCTGCCGGGCCCGCAGGTGGGCCACCAGCTTCTGCGCCACTTCCTCGGTGAGCGCCGCCGGTGGGGCGCTGCGCAGCCGGCCCTTCATCAGGGCAAGCGTAGCCGATCAGGAGCGGCACGCATCCCACTCGCGGCGGACCGTCTCGTGCGCCGCCACGCCTTCCTCGATCAGCAGCGTAAACAACTCGTTGTACGACCGCCGTTCTGCGGCGGCGAGCGCCGCGAACCGCTCCCAGAGGGGCAGGGGCACCCTCATCAAAGAGGCGTGATCCCTGCCTCCGGCACTCGTGCCGCGCCGCGCCGCCCGCCTGGGCTTGGCCATCAGCCGCCCCCTGCTGGCCAACGCCCGGCGCGACGCCAGTAGCGGCGCAGCTTGCGCCACACCTCGCGCTTGCACCACGCCTTACACCGGGCACGGCCGCACGACCACAGCCACCCAATCCGGGCACCTGGCGTGGTGAAGGTGCCCGTGCAGCAGGCACACACCTTCACCGCTGCTCCCGCATCGCCTTGGCGAACGTGTCCGCCGCGGTTTTGAAGAAGATTCGGCGCGCGTCGCCGGTGAGTCCCTGTCGCTCGGCCAGGTCCAGCACGATCAACTTATG